AAGGTCAAGCCCTGTACTGCGGTTCTTGCCAGTTGCGAACCGGGTTTTGATGCGCGCTTTTCGACAAAAAACATGCGAATGTCGTTTTCGGTGTAATGGTCAGGAAACTCGTAGATTTCGCCGGTTTCCTTGTCCTTGCCGTATTGCGCCATTTTCAGTATTCCTTAACGCTTAAACCGTCCGGCGTAGTGCCGACCTTTTGCGGTTGACCTTGCAACTCGCGTAACCTTTTCCGCATTTCTTCCGATAGCAGACCACGTTTGTTCAGAGCATCAATCCTGCGGTTTGCCTCTTCAAACGTGATGGAACCACGCTGCGCCATGTTTGCGATGTTGGCGTATTCCATGCGCGTTTCTGCCGCTTCCATCAGCGCTTGCTGAACGACCCTGCGCGCCTCTAGCGATGTGCCAACCGCGCCTGCCTGAGCCATCAACAGGTCAACGTCCCGATCAGACATCGCACCGGACCCTGGAACCCGTAATGCTTGAGCTACACCCGGTAGGATTGCGTTATAGGCATCCACAGAACTGTTGATTCCTTCCGGCAATCTTGCGCGAATCCAGCCAGGAACTTTATTGAAGTCCTCGTAGGCACCTACTTGTTCCAGCAATGCCAGTTTGGTTGCCAATTCCCGTGCCTGCGCGCCGCCTGCGCTCATTTCGCCAAACGCTTCTGCTTGCATCTTCATGATTGCTTCTTCCTGCTTGCCAGGAAGGTCAATTTTCGTGACATTCGGACCAACAACGCCCATTTTCACAAGTTCGGCTGCTTTTTCAGGGTTTTCCAGATACCACTTGTTTGCTGCGACCCCTGCCGGGTCTTTCATCACCGCATAGGCGTCCTTCGGTTTCATAGTGCCATTGGCAACCGCGTCTGCGAGGTCTGGTCTGCCTTGGTCGCGAAAATACTGTGCCGTCCGGTTCAGTTGAGATTGGACTTGTTGCAGTTCTGCCTGCTCTGCTTCTTTCTCTGCCGCAAGCGCATCAATGGTATCCAACCGCTTGCCGATCACTGCCGCTAGGGTTTGATCTGGCTCAAACCTCAAGGTGTTGAATGCCAGTGCAAGCCCCAACATGCGCTTTTCATCACCGAACATCTCTGTGAGACGTTGGCGAAATGTCGGGTCTTTAACCGCTGCCGGGTTGTCCTTGATGCCCTGCATCGCACCAAACGCCTCACTGCCCTTCGTCAGAATCTCTTCTGCCTGCGCAGCCGGTACACTCTGCAATGACATCGGATTGATGCCCATCGCTCTAATATCAAACGGTTCCTGAAACGTGGGTGCCGGTGGAAGTGGCGACATTTCCTGTTCCGGGGTTTCTGCCGCAGGATAAGTGTTCGCGCCCGTGAACGCATTTCCGATTGCCTCAAAGATTGATGCGATTCTGTTGCTCATCAGTAGCCCCTCAAGCGAGCCAGAATCTCTTCTGGACTAGGCTGTGCCCCGATAGCCGACTGCATCCGGGTGTAAGCCTGTGATGGACCCTGCGGACCCTGCGGACCCTGCGGACCCTGCGGTGGCGTTGGCTGAACCGGGCGTGAATTTCGCAGCAGTCCCAACTGCTTGAAGTTTTCCTGCTCTTGACGAAGACCCTGAAGGTCATTTGCCAGCCCTTCAAAATCAAATGCCTGATCTAAAACACCAGCCTGTTCTTGCTGTGCCGGGGTATTGGGGATCGACATATCAAAATTCGGGGTCGTCGTGGTGTTGGTAGAGTTTAGGACGTCGATCTGATTTAGATCAGACGTCTGTCCCAATAATGCTGACAAAAGATTCATTGCATCACCTTTGCGTAGTTCACCCGGTAGTAACCATCGCTGCCCATCACTACCGCATCCGGGATAATGTCTTTCACCTGCTGAGCGATTACACCAGTCGTCGGGGTATCACCGGCTATCCGCTTGCCTTCTTCAGTCCAGTCCCAGGACACCCAATCAATACCATTGGGCAGTTCGCCTATTTTCTTGATGTTGGTCTTCAGTCGTTGGTCAGAAAATGATGTTAAAGCCTGCGCGATATTCGGGGCAGCTGTGGCACCCATCGTCAACGCGTCCATCAAGCCAACACTCTTGGTGTTGGTCTGCGTCTGCGGGGTTGGCGAAGCACCAAGTGCCGAGTTCACATAACCCAAGGTCTGCGCAGGGAATCCGGCCCATGCGCCGTATTGACCCTTTCCTGCGTCAATCAAGGACTGATTGATCATCTGGTTGAAAGCACCATCACGCGCCATTCCCGCCTGAATGCCGCTTCCCATCGTGTAGGCATTCTGCCCCATGTTCCCCAGTTGGTTAGCCATATTCCCTCGGAACTGCGCACCACGCAGACCATTGTTCACGTTGGCATTCTGCACCCCGTAGTTCATGTTCTGGTTCTGAATGCCCATTGCATTCTGTGCACCGGCATTCCATGCGCCTGCGGTGTTTGCCGCACCCTGATTCGCCAATCCCACGTTGTAGCCCATGTTCTGGTTTTGGGTGTTCGCCGCATTGGTAGCACCAGCACCGAAACTTCTGGCTGTGTTCAATGCGTTTTGATCTGCAATCCCCGTCTGCAATCCCGTGCTTTGGTTCGATTGACCTGCCAACAGCCGATTTGCAATGTCACTGCCTGCGGTACTGAGTGCGGTATCAAACGACCCCTGACGCAATCCAGCCGACATATCACCAGCAGCTCTTGCGTATGCTTCGTTGGTCAACGCTTCTGCTACACCGTGCCTTGACCCACCAAACGCACCGGATGCCGTCGCAGCAGCACCGATGTCGTTCATATTCATCTGCCGTTGACGTTCCAGATCATTCTGCGCCCGACGCATGACCTGATTGTCAAACTTGTTCATATACGGGTTTAGATTGGTGTTGGCAATCTGTCCCGCCTGGATGTCATCAGGACCGTTAATCCTTGCCGCCCGGTAACCCTGACCCACAACGTCATTCGGTGCCGTCATCATCGACGCATCATAGGTCTGCGCAGTGACCGGATCGACGGCAATCTGCCCCGGCTGGTAGCGCATCAGATTGGTGGTCTTATTGATCGCCGTATTGGTCGCATTGGCCGCAGTATCGAAAATGTTGGGATTGGAATTCAACCCTGGACGGGTCTTGGTCGCCCCGAAACCGCCGCGCCCGTTGGGTGCCTGGACTCTGCCGCCTCGACCCATCTGGGTTGTTGCGCCAAACCCACCACCTGATCGCATCGGGGTGGTTCCGAACATGCCGCGATTTCTTGGATTAAACATTAAAGCTGCTCCAAGTCCAGTCCGGCGCATCTGGTGGTGCACCATGCAGACTCGGTGTGGCAGGCGCAGGTTCTGCCGGAGCTTGCGGTTGCCAGTTTTCAGGCTTTTTCGCCCAACCAATTTGGTCGCGCCCCACGTTGATATTCCCGAACAGCGACTTTCTTGCCAGTGCTGCCCGTGGGTCTGCCTTCTGCGCCGCCTGAGCTGCCAACTGATACATCGGGAAGGATGAATACCCAGATACCCCGTTGACCATCGTGGGTTCCGGTAGTCCCGACCCTGCCTGCAATTGACCCGGTGCTGCGAGGCCGAACGCTTCAGCAGCACCGATGTTCATCTGTTGAGCCGCCAACTGTTGCGGGTTCACTGCGGCAACATCCAGACCCTGATAGGGTTGATAGTCCATCTGCTGGATTCGTCGCGCTCTTGCGATGTTTTTTCGTGCCGGTCCTGCTATCCAGCCTGGAATCTGAACCTGCGACGTGGTTCCACCACCACCGAACAGCGAATCTAAAATGCCCATCAGAAAATCCTCTTATCAACAATGCCAATTATGGCATTAATTTCATGTCTTGACTTACTGCACTGCTGCGTAGTAGCCCTGCAATAAAACCGATACATCCGCATTCGCAACCGTCGAGGTCGCTGCCACCCGTACCTCGTAGCTTTTCCGCACGATCAAATAAGGGTGAAACTCGTACTTGGCAGAGTGCACCCCACCAGCAGACAAGGTGAATTGGTTAACCGTCGTCCAACTACCTGCCGCCGGACGGGTCTGCACCTCAAAATCAACCAATGCAGCAACGGAAGGGTTAACGGATGCTTCGACACCCGTTAGCAATAGGTACTCACTGCTAGAGCAGGTTTCAGTCGCTATCGTTGTAATGGATGTCCCTAATGCGGTGTCGCTGCCGTACTTCGCCAACGTCTCTGCCGCTGCCAGGACACTTACTTCGTCACCATAAAGACGTTCGATTTCGTCTTCGCCAATCTTCACCGCATAGTCCAAAGGACTGTCTCCCAAAATGATCGGTTGCCATACCCCGTCTTTACTCACCACGGGATAACCGTTTGCTTCGTCCCACATCAGCAGGCCGTTGTCCTTCGCAGACTCACCACCAAGTTGCCAGACCAAGCGCCCACGAATGCGGGAAAGGTACGCGATCAAGCTTTCTGCCCATATCTTCCAACTCCCACCCGTAACGGGTGGTGGAGAACCCTGTATCACCGCTTGCCCCTTGGCATCAGGTCAACGCGCATCGTACCAACGCGCCAATCGGCCAATTTTGCTCCCTCGACACGCATCCTGATCTGCCTGCCGGTGAACCGAACCGATGTTGGTGTTGCCATTGAATACGGCCCATAGGATCGTTCTGTACCGTTGGGGTAAAAACGCGACTTAAAGGTTGCCGTTACGTCCCCTTGCGTGAGTTCATCGGGGTACAAATAGACTGCCGAGACAACTTCATCCCCGTTCCCCACGGTGATCGGCCCGGTTTCAGCAAATACCGTCGCAGATTCGACGTTCAGACCGACCTCATGCTCGTATAGCGTACTGTCTTCGTCTGTCGCCATCGGATAAGAGAAAACCCCGGCATCAATCCCACATGTCCGAGTGATTTCCCCTATCGTCCAATGATTGTCTCGATAGTTATACGCGACATACCGGCTGTTTTCGTTCGATGACGAATCAGGGTAATACCACCAAACCTCGCCATATTCAGAGACAACCTGAGCTGATACCTTGGATACCTGAGACGGGTTCAGGTCGTTGAAAACGTAATCCTCGACCTCGCAGGGGATCTTTACCACGTTCGAGCCATCGAACATAAAGAATCCCCGTGAACCCATCCAAAAGGCCGCGTCGTCTATGCTTATCAACGCTTGCCTGGAAACAATCCCACAGTTCGTGCCGACACGTTCGAAACCGTAGACATAGGGTGGACCGTTGTAAGTCGCGATATGAGCATCAAGATTGGTGAGTATCAACGCCCGTCCCGTGACCCGAGTCGCGCACATGATGTTGCCACTGGTCTGTAGCTCAATGTCTCCTGCCTCGTTGGTAGCCGCTGGAGTCCAAGTCGTGTTGTCTTCGCGATCCGACCATTGGACCTTTCGAGGGTTTCCACCGGCACCCAAAGCAAACAGGAACCGCTCTTCGGTCACCAACAACCCAGAACACCCCGTAGGTGAATTGGCAATAGGGTCAGCAACACCACCCGTGTCCAAGTCCCATTCGTACAGTTCACCGTCTGCGGTGGAACAGGCGACAAGGTATTCGCCCCAAGTGTCCAATGACCAAGATGTTGCTTCGGTGTAACCGGCATCCTGGGAACGTGGCACACCATAAAACCCGGTCCCGTAGGTTCCACCACCGTAACCGATGTTCACCGCTGCATCTTCAGTACCTGCCACAAGACCCGCCGGGGTGATGTCGTACCGGGTGTTGCTCACGTTGTACGCGTACAGCTTGTTGTAGTTCCCTAATGCGATGTACCTATCGCCCGAGTTGTCCTCCCAAGTGATAATTCCCCTAGGGGCGGCAGAGAACGCAGAAGTGATGCGATTACGCCAGCCACCGATTGGCTTTAACGCACCATCGACCCACCGGACAAGATTGGCATCGCGCCACCGTCCTGCCTGCTGGTAATCAGTCCCGTTGCGATAAACACCGGGTGGTATTGCGAGCTGAATCAGCATTAGAAATACTCATAAACAAGCACGAAACCATCTGCCCCGTCACCACCATCAATGTCAGTCGTGGCACCAACAGCGCAGCCACCAGAACCACCACCACCGAAACCATTTGCTGCATCCCCAGCATCACCACCACCAGCCGCATTGCGGGTCGTCGGGTTGCCGCCGAAAGAAAACGGACAAATGCCACCCTGTCCACCCGTGGCAGTGTCGCCACCCAATGCAATGCCGACACCACCTGAACCACCGGCAGTCTTGATTGCTGGTGTGTGCCCGGTAGCGGTAGTGCTGCCACCGGCACCCCCTGGAACAGCTTGGTTTGTCACCCGGTCTTGGTCACCCGTGCCACCTTTGCCACCGCTGGCAGTCAGCAAGATAGTGCCATCGTCAAATTCAGTGTCGCCACCGTCTGCGCCGTCTACGCCTGCGGTTGCACCACCAGCCCCGCCGGACCCAATCGTGATATCTGCCGAGTAGGTTGATGCGTCGATAGCGATAAACTGGGACCGGATATAACCACCGGCACCACCACCACCGGCACCCGCCGCCTCGCCCGTAGCGTCTGCGTCTGCGTTACCACCACCACCACCGGCACCAACCATTTCCACCACGATATGACGCGCCCAGGATGATGGGTTATACGTCCCGTTTGAGGTGAACCGCTGCACGTTGCGCATCTTCGTTGCAGCAGAAAGCTTGTTGAGCTGGGCACCCGTGGTCGTTACCGTCGTGGACCCAACCTTGAAATCACCTTCGGTCAACTTCGGCGTAATTGCCGTGGTGCCGTCCAGCAGATCGTCAATCGTGTCCATGTTCGCGTTGATCTTGGTTCCCCAAGTGTCCTCAGACGCGCCGACTTCTGGCTTTGTCAGGGAAAATGTCTCTGTCGTTGAATCTGCCATTACATAAAGCCTCGGGTGTTCATTACCAGTCCACTACCGGACATTCTAGCCGCTTCGGACTCGGAATTTAGATTTTGCACTGCTGCTGAATAGAGTTGCGCCCAAACAGGCACCCTCGCATCCTCTTGCAGATAAGGTGCGGTGTGCAGCAATGATGCGTACAAATAGACATCAGGTGCACGAGTCAGCAGCCAGTTGGTCGTATTGCTATCGCTCAACGCTGGCACCTTGGCAAAGTAATCCAGGGTTACCGTGTAGGTGCTATCCGGTGATGGATAAGCCTCAAGCGTTGATGCCCGGTGCGAGTAGTATCCAGGCGTCCCAGTCGAGTCGTCGTTGTCTGCCCTGATCTGCGCCAATTGCTGCCTTGACAACAACTGCAAGGGAACGTCCCCGCTTCCCGTCGATACCGAAACCCGGATCGTCTCAAGCCAATCGCTCGGAAGTGATGTGTATTGACTCGACACGCTCAAGCTTGACGTTGATTCCATCAGGTAATGGCGAATATCCCGGCTGATGTTAGCCTCACCCAATGCAACGAAGTTCTCCACCGCACTGTTCAGGTCATCCCGGTTCAGGAAATCCGCTACCGCTGTTTTCAATTCCGAGTAGGTTGATATTGCCATGTTGTTTAATCCAGTAACTCGCGCTCTGGTCGTTCCTTGGTCCAATCTGATACCGATTCCAAAGCATCGAACAGCCACCCTTCAGGCAGTGCGCTTGCCTCGCCC